ATGTTATTGGATTTTGGTGTTATAGTGCGAGAGAGGCTGGCTTATGGCTATGCGGTCATGATTGATGCCCTTCTCGTGATTGCGCCGAAGTCAGCCTCACCCAAAAAAAGGATTAGATATGGCTATTGAAAAAGGACTAGGGGCTACAGGTGATATTCCAATCCCCGAAGAGGCTATTCAGGCTTCTATTGATGTAATAGAACTGCCAGAAATGCCCGGTGTAGCTGAAATGGACGATGGTTCAGCTATTGTTGGAGAGCTTTTAGAGCAAGATCCTATGGCTGCACAGGATGTTCCTTTTGATGCAAACTTAGCCGAATTTGTTGATGATTCAGAGTTAACAAGAATTTCATCTGATCTTGTTAATGAAATCGAAGAAGATATGTCTTCTCGCCAAGACTGGGAAGACACATACAAGCGAGGCATTGAGCTTCTGGGTATGAACTACGAAGAGCGTAGCCAGCCGTTTGAGGGAGCTTCTGGCGTTGTGCATCCTCTGCTTGCTGAGTCTGTCACACAATTCCAAGCCCAAGCTTATCGTGAGATGCTGCCAGCGGGTGGCCCTGTTCGCACACAGGTCATGGGTGCCGATACTCCAGACATTGCCATGCAAGCGCAGCGTGTCAAAGATTATATGAACTACATGATTACCTACGAGATGGAAGAGTATGATCCTGAAACAGATCAGATGCTTTTCTATTTACCGATTATTGGGTCTACATTTAAGAAGATTTACTTTGATCCTTTGCTCCAACGTGCAGTTAGCAAGTTTGTGCATGCTGAAGATCTTGTTGTTCCTTATGGCGCTACAGATTTGCTTACAACGCCTCGTAAAACTCATGTTATTCGCATGGATAAGAATGAAGTATTGAAGCTGCAACTCTCCGGCTTCTATCGTGAGACAGATATTGATGGCAATATGGAGTCTGATGATTATAGCGAAATTCAGGAGACTGTTGATAAGGCTCAAGGCGTACAAATGTCTGGATCCGGTTCTGAAGAGGTAACTCTTTACGAGGTTCACACCTCTCTTGACCTTGAAGGCTTTGAGGATATGAAGGCAGACGGTGAAATGAGCGGTTTAAAGCTGCCTTACATCGTGACAATTGTTGAATCCACAGGCGAAATTTTGTCCCTGCGTAGAAATTACTCTCAAGATGACCCTATGATGCGTCAGAATCAGTACTTTGTGCATTATAAGTTCCTTCCGGGCTTGGGTTTCTATGGATTTGGCCTTACGCACATGATTGGCGGCTTATCTCAAGCCTCTACAAGCATTTTACGGCAGTTAATTGACGCTGGTACGCTTTCCAACCTTCCTGCTGGCTTTAAAGCTCGTGGCGCTCGTATTCGTGATGAAGATGAGCCTCTGCAACCCGGTGAATTTCGTGATATTGACGCTGCTGGGATGGATATTCGCCAATCTCTCATGCCTTTGCCGTTTAAAGAGCCTTCACAGACCCTGTATAGCTTATTAGGCTCCCTAATTGAGTCAGGGAGGCGCTTTGCGTCTATGGCTGACGCGAAGGTAGGCGAAATGAGTGGGGAGTCGCCTGTAGGGACTACAATGGCGATTATGGAGCGTGGCACGAAGGTTATGTCCGCAATTCATAAAAGGCTTCATTATTCACAGAAGATTGAATTTAAGCTTTTAGCCAACATATTTGCCCGTAACATGGCTTCTATGTACCCATATGCGGTTCCGGGTGCGCCTCCAGAGATTAAGCAGCAGGACTTTGATGACCGCATTGATGTTTTGCCTGTTTCAGACCCTAACATCTTTTCTATGTCGCAGCGCATTGCTTTAGCGCAAACGCAGCTACAGCTTGCTCAATCAAACCCTGAAATTCATGGTGGTCCGCAAGGTCTTTATCAGGCGTACAGAAAGATGTACGAAGCTCTTGGTGTAACAAACATTGACAGTGTTTTGCCTGTTCCGCCACAGCCTCAACCGATGAACCCTGCAAAAGAAAACCAAGAAGCTTTGCGGAATCAGCGATTGCAGGCGTTCCCAGAACAGAACCATGCGGCTCATATTGAGGCTCATTTAGCCATGTTGTCTACACCAGTAGCACAGGCCAATGCTAATATAATCATGACCATTCAAGGCCATATTTCAGAGCATATTGCTATGATGTCCGAGTCTCAGGCTCAACAGGAGATTATGGCTGAGTTGTCTCCTGAAGCCCAGATGATGATGCAACAAAATCCACAGATGATGCAACAAGTTCAGAATGAAGTCCAAAATCGAGCCGCAGAAATTGCTGGTGAGATGACTGAACAATATGCACAAGCAGTTGCTCCTGCTGATCAATCCGATCCCTTGGTAGCGATCCGGCAGCAGGAGCTTTCATTAAAAGGCGCTGAAATACAGGAGAAATCACGCCAATTTGAAGACAAGCAACAGTTAGAGCGAGAGAAAGAGCGTAATGACATTCTCTTAAACCAGCAAAGAATTGATCTATCTGAAGAAGCTAATTCGGAAAAGGTCCGAATAGCAGAGGATAGAATTAAGACCCAGCGTGAAATTGCTGCGGCAAACCTACGGAGTAAAATGCAATGAGCGCAAGTTCAATCAATCGACAAGTAGCTGAAATAGAAAAAGCTAAAAAGGTGGAGCGTAGAAAGGCTTTAATGAAGGAGGTTGCTCCTGTAATTGAACAAAAGCCAGAAGAGCCACCAGTTGTTAATGTTGTAGACTCTGGAGAGATTGCAGCCAAACCAGCGTTTTTAAAAAAATCTGCCCCTAAAAATAAGTCTAAAAAATGACAGATAGAACCCCTCCCTTGAAAGATGTTTTAGGTGGCCTTTCAGAAGAGCAGTTAAAGATAATGATGGAGGCTACCAAGGCGGGTAAGAAAGGCTTTAAGTATGATACGAAAACTGGTCAACTTGATTTTGGATTTAATGGAGGCGGTGCAGTCTGCCGTGGTCAAGGTCGTGTCTCGCGTAAAAGAAACTTTAAAATCTATTAATGGCTAAGAAGCTTTCAGAAAACTCTAGGTTCGCTCAATTTGACCTAGATAATGACGGCACTGTGACCGATGATGAAATCGCTCACGCAAAGGATATGCTTGAGCTAGAGCTTCGTGAGGAAAAGGCTGATGCCCAAAAGCGAATGGCTTGGATTGCTGTGGCTAGTATGGTTGGTTTCGCGCTTTTGCCGCTGGTTCCGTGGATACCAGAGAGCAGACTAGCTTTTCTCGCTAGTTTAAGTGATATGCTGTTTCTTAGCCAAGCATCTATTGTAGGCTTTTATTTTGGCGCACAGGCGTATATGGCGAAGAAGTAATGTATCAAGCAATAGTTATTGCTTGCATGATGGCAGACCCTAGCATCTGCATCACGTTTGAAGGGCAGCAATGGTTTAGTTTAGAAAGGACATGCGATTCTCGTGCATTAAAAATGGCAAGTGATGTTCATAGATATTATAAGGGCTACAAACCTACTAGCTATAAATGCAGATTTTTACCGAATGGTGCGCTAACCAGATAAAAGGTCTGACCTAAATGGGTTTGAGAGAATATATTTTAGTTATTTCCATGTGGGGAAATGATGGTAGCACTGACCATTATATCGGACAGATGGCGTTACAACAGCCAATGACAGAGGAACAATGTCTCTGGATGCTAGAAGATAAACGATGGTCAGCAGCGTATGACAACAGCCACTATACAATGGCTATGCACTGCTTTCCAAAAGATTGTGCGGGGAAATCAAGCTGTGAGTGAAGAAAAGAAAAAACCTGTTGAAGTTAATGTTGGGCAAAACAGCTTTGAGCTAGTTCTTAGGATACTGGGCAATGAATTTGTTGCCATTAAGATTGGTTCTACCAACTTTAGCGGCAAGCTAATAGCTGGTTCAATCTTGCTGCTTTTCTTTACATTTATAATGCTTGAAGTGTTCGGATTGTCAAAAGTTCTGGGAGTTGAATAATGGCTTCAAAGTTAAATGAAGGTAGCGAATTTACCATCCCCTTAAAAAACCTGATAGGACTGATAGCTTTTACAGGTCTGTCAGTCTGGGGGTACTTCGGTATTATAGAACGGCTTGCTTTTCTGGAGCATGAGCAAGAAATGCACTGGGAAGAGATCCAAGAAAATGATGGCTGGATAGATGAATATGAGCCTCCAAAGTCAGTG